GTCATTACCTTCATTAATCAAAATAGCCTGACCAACCGATTTAAATTCTGTGTCTGAAGTCTTTTTGTATTTTAAAATAACACTCTCTACACGCTCAATATCAGAGCTGACGACAGTAACGACTAAAACATTTACAACATTCTCATTAACTTCACGATACTCTTGAGAAACATTCACACCGATGCTTGGCACATCATAATACTTTAAAAGGGTAGTGTTATTTGAAACTATTGCTTTCTCATCAGCTTCCGTAAACCCAAATGCGGCTTCACTACTTTCTCTAAGGGTTAAATTTACCCGCAAATCCAATCCTTTAGGGTCAGGTTGTAGTCTCCACCCACTAACTTCAAAAATCTTTTCGTCGCCATAAGCCCATCCGTAACGCTCATTTCTTATTTTTATAAAATCACCAACTTCAACATCAAATGCATTCATTCCAAAATCTGCACTCATAGTTAATTGCTCACGGCTTCTATAAAGTAACTGCTTGGCAATACGTTGAGCGGCTAGCGCATTGGTTGTAAATGGAAGATTAAGGTCTAAAACTGTTTCAACACCATTATCTTCATTAAGAAATGTTTGGGAATTTATTTGTGGATAATCCGCACTTATAAAATCATTACCCGCGTCTACAAAAGTACCCCTAATAGCGTTAAAATTATCTCGCATAGAAGATTTTGTATCTAAACTTATAGCACTTCTAAAATCGTCTAATGTTAATGTCTTTGTGGGAGCTACGAAATCACCGGCGTAAATTCTCCAAGAACCCGCGCCCCAAAACAAAGTACCCCCACAAGTTGTCATCATCTTTTCCAAGATGCTTCCATGGCTGTCACTACCTGTTACAATTCCATTCATTGTAAACTGAGGTGTTCCGTCAGAAAGTATTGTTGTGTCGTCACATATAGCGGCGGCGGCTTCAAATGTAGCATAATTGATTGCATCATCACCAAGCCCATAACTTGACTGTAAGTAGTCTTTAATGCACCAAGCCGCGTTATTACTGTAAGCCGCAGTCTGAGCCACTCCGTTTACTGTTTTTACGACCTTCTTTCCTTTTACCTGTGCAGTAAGATTTGGAAGTCCATTATTAAAAGCATCTTTATCGTAAGTGTAGCGCGCATAAATATAAGCTACACCCTTGCCGATGAAATCACTGCCTACCAATGTCTCTGCGTGTAAGGTGCTAGCAAGTGTAGCACTTGAATTGGCGAATGTGTCAGACGCGCTTGTTTGGTTTCCTAGATGTTTGTAAACTTTTACGAACCCGTTGTATGGCGCGCTGGTCACATCTTCATTATTCATTTCTACAATTTCATCATTAAAATATATGTCGCCTATTTCCTGAACTTCGTGGTGTGCGAGCGCTATTACTTGATGTAGTATTTTATTACCGCCACCTGTTACTTCTAAGTAAGTAACCGTACCGCCCTTGCGAACTTCACCATATATAAAGTTAGAAGTTGATAGGGGGTTCTTATTATTTTGAAGCAATGTTCCTGAATTGTTTGCTCCGCCTTGTTGTATATCTGGCAATTGAGATAAGACAGCGGCGGCTGTTAAAGCAGAGCTAACTACCGCTATTGTTACATAGCCTACAATAGTTGCTGTAGCCGCAGAAGCTCCTGTAATCCCTATAGCTCCAAGAACAAAGTTACCTACAGCGGCTACTGTTGCTGGGTCTTTGGGGGCTACCTCCCACTGGTTCATGTGCTTCAATACATTGAATGGTGTGTTATTCTTCATTTCAGAACCCAAGAACTTTCTACATCTTCAACATTAACTTTTAATAAGCCACTTTCTGATAAAAAAACTGCCCTAGAGCCCACAGAAATACCGAGTGAACACCCAGTAACCCAATGCTTACATTTGCTTGTAGTTACAAGGCTACCGAAAATCGGTTGATCTGTTCTTCTTAATTTGCTTGCTAGCCCATCAAATAACGTGGTGTGGGAAAATTCTTTAAGCATTGATTTACGGCTTTTAGGGGAATTTTTATTCATGTAGCGTCCAATCCAATCATCAGCATATCCAGCGCCATACATAGCATGAAAAGCTCCATTCGTGAAGGTAAAGCAATCATTCACTCCCCACTGGAACGCATCATCAGGATAATTAGATAGATATGAATTTAATGCTAACCTCTGCCCCATTGTACTGTTTTATCCTGTATTGCTTGAACATATGAGAAGAAAGTATCCTCTGGATATCTTGATTTGTGGTTTTCTTCAGTATAGCGCCATCCACTTGATCTCTCAAGTTCCAACAAATTGCTTTCGACTGACATCTGTATAGTACTGGTCTCACCGCTATCCTGAATAGTCATTTTATTCATTTTTCCAGAGAATACTTGAACAACATTGCTGACGCTTTCTTCTCCAAAGTACAAATTGAAAGGGCGGCGTTGATATGGCTCTTGCAATGCTATAGATAATGTTTCCGAGTATATACCTGATAAACTTATTGATAAAGATTTTGCGGATAAATCATTCACCTCATCCAAGCCGCCAATATTTAATAGCTGTCCAGTGCCAACAAAGGTCTGATTTGCACCTTGAACTTCAATTACTCTATTACCCACACCCGTCCAAAGACGCATAGGAGCTACTTCAAATGGGTTGCCATTAATGTCTGTTACAGTTTGTGTATCAAACATAAACTCGCAAGCATAAAATGGCTCAATCTCTGAACCTGCCAGAGCAGTCAATAGTGAGGATGGAATATCTCTGCTCATAAAGCCTCACTACAAGTAAAAGTAATGCCATAGTTACTTAGTTGGTCAGCTGTCCATCGCATATCATTGCTGTCCATTCTGAAAACACCTTGAGGAGAAACAAAAACAACCGCAGTAGATGTTGTAATTGCAGTCTTTAGGGGCGGCTGAATTGTTACAATTCCGTCTCCTGTGTTATCATCAACAACCATATGTAATCTTGAATTTGCGCCTGTAGAAAACTGCAAATAACTTCCTTGGCTTATTTTTTTACCTGAACCAAGTGTAAGGTTTACAGATGTATCCCCAATTGCGGCGGCGGCGGCTACACTTATAGAGCTCGGAGGAATGCCACCTGTAATTGCTTTTCCGTCAGGGTCTCCCAGAAGAAAGGTATTTGCCCTACCTTCACACTGCATAAAAAAAGCTTGCCATTGACGCGCCTGATCTCGCTTCATAGGCGGTAAAGTAAGCGTAGCTGACCATTTGGCCTTTGCGTACTTATGAACCTGTGTTGCTCCTGTAAATGGGCTTTCAGACAATGCTACGGAGCGAGTTATTCCCCAATCAGAAGTTACAAAGGCTGGACTTGTTGGCATAGTTATAAGTGTCATTTATTTACCCCATTGCGGCTCCAAAAGCACCGCCACGCCTTTTTGCATCGGCAATACTCATCATGGTTTCTTGTTTAATTCGCGGCAATAGGCTGTTCATTTCATCCCGTACAGTTTGTGAAACCCCTGCACTTACATTAATTACTTGGTTAATGACAGTTCCCCTGCCGCCGCCCATACTGCTAGTGTCGCTGTTGTTCTTAATAGTTCCTGAACCGGAAGGGACAAACAATTCTGGACCACGTTCCCCTACTAGATAAGGCTGTCCACCGCTTACACTGCCGCCACTAGCACGTCCTGGAATTGGAATAGTAGGAAGGGCAGAACCTCCTGTAAGACCGAATATGCTATTTAAGATAGCGTTCACAAACATAAGCTCAATTGCCTTGGTAAGCATTGTCTTGACGAACCCTTTGAACACATCCGATAGTGCGCCAAGTATGCTTTTACCCTCAACAAGAGCATCAGCTAATGGGGCTGATATTGATGTACTAATTTCTTGAAACTTTGCTTTTGTTTCGCGTTCTATTTCTGCAATAGTGTCTTTTATTAATTGTGAGTCTTTAAGAGATTTTTCTAATCTCGCCTGATCAGCTTCAGCATTAGCATTTTTTTCATCTTCTAAGAATTGCAGTTGATCACGATATAGCTGGGTTGAAGCTACAGCTTGCAACAATTGTGTAACGTCCGGTACTAAATCTAATGGAGTTCCACTAAAGCCCATACCAAATGACATATCATCAAAGAGTTTTGCCTGTTCTAATGCCGCTATTTCTTCTTTAGAGTAGCCAGCGAGTTCTGCCCTAGCTCTTTTAGCCGCTAATGCTTGTGCATCTAACGCCGCCGTAAATTCAGTACTTGCACCCCCTGCGGCTTTTGCCTCTTTACCGGTTCCAGCCATTCTTTCCTCTAGGTCTGCCAAAGAAACCGAAAGGTTGTCAGCCGCTTCCTTAATGTGAGCAAACTTTTTAGGCATTGCATTGGCGGCGAATTGAAGCATTTTCGCCATGCCTCTTCCTAGCATCAGAATACCTTCTGTAACCAATCTTATCGGAGCTATTATTGCTCTTATGGCTACACCAAGAACAGAACCAATTACGTGTGCTAATGGCTTAATAATAACAAATAATTGAGAAAACGTGTTTGAAGCGAAAGTTAAAGCTCCCGTAAGGCCTGTTCCGCCTACACCTTCGCCAAGGGCTACCAGTATATCAGTCGCCGCTATCTTCATATTACTAAAGGCTGTTGAAAGATTATTTGCGGAACGCTCCATACCGCCGCCAAATTCTTTATTTAGACCTCTCTGCAGGGCATCCATAATTGATGTAGCGCCTTCAGCAGATTGACCTAACTCAGATATTTCACCGCGAGTTACACCAAGCTCATCTTGCAAAATTTGGTAGACAGGGATACCAGCTGATACAAGCTGTTCAAGCTCTTCAAGACCCAAGCCGCCGCCAACCGCTCTTGTAGCGATACGAACCATTGTCTCAAATGCCTGAACTTTATTTGTAGTTGCAGAAGCCGCATCACCAAATGTATTCAGCAATTCCACTGTTGGCTGTATTCCCGCACCCTTTAACTGAATAAAGGCTTTGGATAGGGTCTGAATATCAAAGGGTGTGGTTTGAGCGAACTGCTTTATGAAGTCCATAGCGGCTTGACCCTCTTCCATCCCGCCGAACACAGTATCAAGTGTTTGCTGAAGGTCTTGGAACGTAGCGGCTGTTTTACCAATTGCGCCAATTGCAACGCC